TCAAGCGCAACCCATTTTGATGGCGCGCTCGGTGGCAATGACCGTCTGTCGACGTGTGTTCGATTGTAGTTTGTTGCAGTTAGGCAATAGCTTCAACCGGAACCACACCACTGTATTGGACGCGGTGAACAAAACCGAAACCTTCTCAACCGTCGATGCAAAAACGCGGTGGATTTTAAAATATCTCGAAGCCCGCGCCACGGGCGTTCTGGATTGTAGTATTTTCCCCACACCTCGACCGGTCGTGAAATACGTTTCTGTCGAAAGCAGGATGCCGGACCGGGTCACTGAGCTTGCCGAAGCCTACACAGATTTTGAAAATCATCAGTTCAGCAAAAACGAGACAAAGTATCTCCGATATTTGCTTTGCGCGGCCAGAGAACTGCGCGCGACGACAGAAATCCATTCAAAATTCCAATCTCCCAACCCCAAAAAGGAACACGTCCTATGAACACCCCAAGCCCAACAGAAACCAAGGTGCAAATCCCCGCTGGATACGTACAGGATCGGGACGGCCATCTTGTTCCGCGCGATAAAGTAAAGCCCATTGATATGGATCGCGACAGGTTGGTTAAAAAGCTCATCAAGGATGCGAAAAAACTATCCGGAACCCTGGCTGAATTCCGCGAAGACGGATTTGATCAGATTGCAAAATTCGCCGACAAATCAGCTGCACAATACGGCGCTAAAATGGGCGGAAGAAAGGGCAATATGACCCTGCACTCATATGATGGCACATACAAGATTGTTCTCAACAAGGCTGAATTCAAGACGTTCGATGAGCGCCTTCAGACCGCCAAGTCCCTCATTGATGAATGCATTCACACTTGGGCGAAAGGCGCAAATAAAAACCTCCAGGCATTGGTCGACCATGCGTTCGAAACGGACAAAGCAGGCCATGTGTCAGTTAGTAAAATCCTTGGCCTTCGCCGTATCAACATTGATGACGAACGCTGGGCAAATGCCATGACCGCGATTGCTGACAGCATTCAATCCACTGGCTCAAAACGCTATTTGCGGTTCTATGAGCGCATGGGAGAAAGCGAAGAATACCGCCCGATCTCACTTGATGCCGCCAACGCGTGAGGTAGTGCAATGAATTCGGCTACTCACGATATGGATGGCAAAATCAATCATCCAGATCATTATAACAACCACCCTTCCGGCATAGAGTGCATCACGGTCACTGAACACATGGGATTTTGTTTAGGCAACGCGATGAAATATCTATGGCGCGCCGGTCTCAAAGGCGATGCCATTGAAGATTTGAAAAAATCACGCTGGTACATCGACCGTGAAATTGCGCGTTTGGAAATGGTAGCTGGCGGCACCAGAAAAACTGGCCGGGGGTGCGAGTGATGGACCGCAAAGCCGATATGCTCATCTATCACGCACCTGACGTTTTGGAATTTGTCGGTAACGGTCGCTCCCTTCTGTCCTACCAAACACCCCATGCCCACGGTTGCCTGATGCAAAGTCAAGCAATGCCGTCAGGAGATCGCAAGCATGTGATCAACGATCTCTATACCGCCCTTCTCGAACAGCAGAGGGCTGCAACGTCATGACCCGAGCCGCCCTTGCCAAAATTCATATTGCCAAAAAAGAATTGGGATACAGCGACGATCTTTATCGCGATGTGCTGGAACGTATAACAGGCCAACGCTCATCTGCGAAAATGACCGACAGGCAACATATTGCCGTCATCAAGGAATTCAAGCGTCTGGGTTGGAAACCCATTCCCGGGGGCAAAAAACAGAACGGCGGCAAGAATAAATGGCGCGAACCGTCTGACAATCCCATGCACCGCAAAATCTGGGCGCTGGGCAAAGAACTCGACCGCCTCGGTTACTGGAAACAGACTTGGAAAGTCGCCTTGCGCAAATTCGTTAAATCCGAAACCGGCGTCGACGATATTGACTGGCTGGAAACCCGGCAGGCATCAAACGTCATCGAAGCCTTAAAGTCGATAGTGAGGCGCATGTAATGGCTGCCCTGCTCAAATCCCCATCGCTTTTAAGCTGGCCGCAACAGCAGGAAATCAACCGGCTGTCTGGACGTCGCGATATCCTGCATTCGCGCATACAGCGCCTGCGCCCGGCTGCTCACAGGCGTGTGGTTCTGGAGGCGCAATTGCGCCAACTCACAGACCGGCAATTAAAGCTGGAAACTGAATTATCAGAAGGGGATTTGTGATGTCAGTTTGTCGGTGCCAGTTTATTCTTATTCACATACGTTTGGGTTGTTGCGCACAGCAGTTTCATCTGCAACGCACTCGCGCGTTTCAACGAGTATTGAGCAATTGTGACATTTGCATTCAGGCCTGCGAGAACCTTACTTTCGTATCCGACAAAACGCTTTGTCACAAACGCCATCATAGCTTCGGCATCGATGGCGATATTGCACTTTTCTTCCAGTGCCACGGCCTTGGCCAAGGCGGTCATCTCGGTCATATACGTCAGGCCGTCCATTTTCTCCTGGGCAACACTGATATTGGTCAAAAACATCAGGCCAGCAATCATCAAGAATACGCGCATTTTTCTCTCCCTTTGACAAAAATTTCAAATCACCTTATCGTAGCGTTACTTTGCCCTCAAGGTAAAGTCGGGAATGCAAGCCCGTTCAACAGTAGGCGCTCGATGCGCCACGCTCCAAGCGTGGTTTTTTTATGGTCGGGTGCAATGGGAGACCTTCGGGTCTGCCGTGGCCTACTGCACGGTCTTGCAACCCGTTGTTGCCCGGCCACCCTTTTGCAAGAGGGTGGCAAGGCGTTAATACAAACAGTAGGAGACATTTATGTCCCATTCCTCAAATCAGGTGAAGTATATCCGCGCCAGAAAACTGGTCAGCGCGGCGGTAAAGCCCTATCTCGACCAGCCCGATCCTTACAACCGGATACAAATGCACCTCATTCTCACCGCCAGACAACAACCCAACCTTGCGCGGGCGCTTCAACGCATCGCCGCAAGATCGATTGCCATATCGGCAACAACCAAAAAGGAGAATTGAGCCATGACCACCGAACTCATAAATGTACCGTTTCACGACGAAGAAGTGATGATGATCGAGCACAATGGCGAACCCTATGTTCCGGTCAAACCGATTTCAGACCGTCTTGGGCTGGAGTGGAGCCGTCAAAGAAAGAAACTTCGGGATGCTTTCAAGCGTTTCCCCACGGTACTTATGTACTGTGGAACAGGGGCCGGGGAACGCGAAATGACCTGTCTCCCACTGCGCAAATTGCCTGCATGGCTGTTCTCTATCAACGCAAACAAGGTGCGCCCGGACCTGAAGGCGGATGTCATTCGCTACCAAAACGAATGCGACGACGTGCTGTGGCGGCACTGGTCGGGCGAATTGCATCACGATCTGGCACGTCTCAAGGATCAGAATTACAAACTCATCCAGCATTGCCTGATGTCCAAACCGGTGTGGTCGAAGGTTTATTTTCACCAGCAGGCAGGCATTCCCAAGCAAATGGTGTGGCGTCATATGCGCCGCTCCCAGGGCGAAGTGGAAGAAGTGATCGAGGAAATGGAAAAGGTTGGCGTTATTTCCGGGGACGGCTGGTTTCAGATGTTGTGGAATTCGCAAGATCAATCTTGGGAACCGGAAGTCTGGCCCCGCGTCGGCTCCACACCGTCATTGCCCGCCCCCATTGGAGCTTAAACCATGGCACCCAAACCGCAATATTCAGCCGGGACCATTCCGGTTGCCTTTCGTCACGGCAATTGCCTGTCGATCATGGTCGCACGGGTGGATGGCAATCCATCCCACGATCAGTACGGCGACAGGTTAAAGCAAACCGGAGACACTTTGGAAACCACGCTGGACAAAATCAGAATGTGGCTTGCAGACCTGCCCCAAAGGCAGAATTAACACTCGCATTACAGGCAGGTGCCGCATGACCAAGCGCCTGCCTGTCACCGATCATGCCGTGGTTCGATACCTTGAGCGCGTTGCCGCCATCGATATTGACGCCATCCGGCAACGCATTCATGACCACACCCATCAGGCGTTAGCCCATGGTGCGCGTGGCATTGTCTCTAACGGTATTACCTACAGATTTGCAAAAGGCCGGGTTGTCTCTGTCTGGGTTGCCCAGGCTCATATGAAGCCTTTGAAGTGGAACAAGGGGGATGGCCGTTGAGCGATCCTGCCGAACATCAATTCACCAAAGACATGAAAGATGTTGCCGACACCATCGGTATCGAAGTTGCGCAAAATCTGGTTGATAATCTGCCCGGTCTGGAAGTTAAAATTCCCAAGGTCTGGTCACCGGACAGCGTTCTGGCCCTGCTCGACCGAGAAACCGCCGATGTCCTGATAAAATATTATCCCGGCGATATCCTCTATGTGCCAACGATGAAGTTCAGTGCGGAAACCAGACCAGCGGCAATCAGGCTTCACGCTGAGGGTCGTTCAAATCGCCAGATAGCGCTTGAACTCAAAGTGACCGAACGACATATCCGCAATCTGCTGAATTCAGAACCGCGCCTGAAAAAACACGATCATCGCCAGATCGACATGTTTGCAAGCTCTGAAGATCGATAGGCCGGAACCCTTCCACACGATTTCCTGTTTTAAAATGACCATGGTGACCTCCATATTTTAATTGGAGTGCTCAATCATGCGCGTTGACCAGGCAACAATCGAAACGCTTATGGCCGGTGGCGGTGAGCCTGGCATGGGTGATGCCATCAAGCTGGCGGCCAGGAAAATCAAATGCGAGGTGGCGACACTACAGGCAATCCTGAACGTCGAAAGTGGCGGCGATGCGTATGATGATAAAGGTCGACTTATAATCCTGCCGGAGAAACACATTTTCTGGCGCTACCTGCCCAAATCAATGCGCAATGGTGCCCGGGCATCACGCCTGGCAACTCCAAAATGGTCAAAATCAAATTACAAAGGCCTCGGCGGCAAGGGCTCAGACAAGCGTTGGGATCGGCTCAAGGCAATGGTTACCCTGCATGGTGAGGCTGGTTTTAAATCTGCGTCCTATGGCAAGGCGCAAATCATGGGTTTCAACCACAAGCTTTGCGGATTTTCTGTTGTCACAGAGTTTGTGCTATCTCTGGCCGCGTCAGAAGATAATCAGGACGACGCCTTCATTGGTTTTCTGCTCGGTGTGGGGCTGGCCGAAGATTTACGCCAGCGTGATTTCCGCGCTATTGCCCGGCGCTATAATGGCTCCGGCCAGGTTGATCTTTACTCTGGCATGATTGCGCGGGAATATAAAAACCTCACCGGCAAAGCCGCGCGCATTAAATCCAAGGTGCGGCAACAATCCCTGCGTCTCGGTTCTGAAGGCTACATGGTCGAAGCCTTGCAAAAGAAACTAAACTCTCTTGGATATGCCACCGGCATTGATGGTGATTTCGGCCCGGCCACGCGGCGTGCGCTCGTGGCCTTCCAGGCAGATATAGGCCTGAAAACAGACGGCATCGCCGGTCGAAAAACAAACGATGCGCTGGAAAAGGCCGTTCCCATCATGCAACAGGGCAATGACGGCAGGCAGGATGCCTCAATCAAAGACCTGAAGAAACGCTCAAGCATCGCCCGCAAAGCCGACACTATGAAAAAAGCTGCAGGCGGTACCGGGTTTTTTGCACTCTTCACTGAATACATGGGTGGCTTTGAAAACCTGATTGGTCAGCTCGGCTCTTTCGACACCGTGTTCAGTCAGCTTGGCCAATTGCGCGAGGTCTTTAATCCAGCATTAAAACTGGCCGCAGCCCATCCGTGGCTAATCGCCGCTGTGGTTGCAGCTTTGGTTTTTTACCAATCTGACGGTATTCTCAAGCGCCGATTATTCGACTTTAAGAACTGGAGGAACGTAGGGTAATGGGTTTTATAGCATTCCTTTTAAAAATCGGACTGGGCGGCATCATCGATAAAACGCTCGGTTACATGGAAAAGAAAGCGGAACTGGAAGGAGAGCAGGACAAGCTCCGGTCAGATATCGCAATCCAGCACATCAAATCTGCCGTCGACGAGACCCGCATAATGGCCGACCTCAACAAATCCAAAATGGAAAATCAGATGTTCTGGTGGTTTCTTGCTCTGTTCATTCTGCCCTTGGCGATTTGGTGGGGTGCAGTTATCGCCGACAGTTTGTTTTATTTTGAATGGGATGTTGCCGCTTTGCCAGCACCGCTGGATCAATGGGCAGGCGACATGATCAAGTGGCTGTTTTACGTCGGCTCAACCGTAAGCGGTGCAGCCATGGTTAAGGGGGTTTTTTCAAAATGAGCGGCGTTGAATTTTTCGGTATCAAGCTGGCCACAATTGTTACAGCCTTCATCGGCGCGATACTATCCATCGGTGTTGATTTGAAATCACACACCAAGCTAACGGCCTTTGGTTCTTTGCTGGCAGGCGTTTTTATTGCTGCCATCGCCACCGAACCGACGATTGAGTTTTTCAACCTGTCAATAACCTGGGGGCATGCCGTAGCAGGTATTTACGGCATATCTGGCCGCAATCTCGTTGTCTGGATATCACGTGCTTCCAAAAATCCCGAAGGCATTGTCTCGGCTATTTTAAAGCTGGGGAAGAAGTGAGACCGTATGGCCTATACAGCCGATCAGCGTAAAAAGGCGCGTGAGGCTTTCGTCTTCAAACGCCAATCCCCGCCAACAATATCGTTGGCTATTGGCGTTCCGCCAACCACCATCCGCCGATGGAAATCTGATGCGCTCAGAAAAGGCGATGACTGGGGTGTGGCACGGTCCGCCAACCTGATAGCCGGTCAAGGCCTTGAAGCTGTGGTCATGACGGTTGTCGAAGATTTCGTCATGCTCACCCATGCGTCTATGGATGACATCAAGGGCAGTACCAGCGATGTCGACACCAAGGTAAAACAGCTTGCGTCCCTGGCTGACAGTATGACCAAGGCCGTCGCCGCCGCTGCCCGTGTTACCCCGAAGATTTCAGAATTGGGTGTTGCCCAGGATGTGTTGCAACGCATGTCATCGTTTGTTGCAGAAAACTATCCGCAACATGCCGATGCTTTCCTTGAAATCCTTGAACCGTTCGGCCACGAAATTGTCGGGGCATATTCATGAACGTCATTGTCACGGCTGCTGAATTCAAAAAATCTCTCGAAGAAATGGCGGATATTTTCCGCAAGAAAATTGAACTGGAAGTTGAAGCCTTTGACGCTGATGATGATGCCCGCAAGGCACGGGTGGAAAAAGTCAAAGACCCTGTTCATGGCTATCGGTTTTTCTGTGAAACATACTTTCCGCACTATCTGACAAAAGGTCCGTCCGCACTTCACCTTGAGTTATTTGAGCGCCTGCCAAAAATGATTGCTGACCCACGCGGTATCAAGCTCAACCTTATCGCGCCGCGTGGTTCGGCCAAATCCACGCACATCGACCTTATGTTCCCGCTGTGGTGCACCGTTAACGGCTACAAGCATTACATCGGTTTGATAATGGATGCCTTCGAGCAAGCCGCTGTCATGATTGAAGCGCTTAAAGCTGAAATGGAAGTCAACCCGCGTCTGGCCTATGATTTTCCCGATATCATGGGCCAAGGTCGGACATGGCGCGAAGGCCTCATCATCACCCGCAACAATATCAAGATTGAGGGTTTTGGCACGGGAAAGAAAATACGCGGTCGCCGTCACGGTCCCTATCGTCCGGACCTGATCTTGATGGATGATATTGAAAACGACGAGGCGGTTAAAAGTCCAGAACAGCGCAAGAAGCTGGAGAACTGGATTTCCAAAGCGGTGCTGGAACTGGGGCCAACCGATGGCACCATGGATGTTCTGTTTGCGGGAACAATTTTGCATTTTGATGCGGTCATTGTCCGGTTCTCCAAAAAACCCGGCTGGCAGACTATCCACTTCCAGGCGATCATGAATTGGCCGGACCGTATGGACCTGTGGGACCGTTGGGAAGAAATTTATATCAACGAGGGCGAACCCGCTGCTGATATGTACTATGCTGAAAACAAAGCCACTATGGATGCCGGGGCAATCCTGAATTGGCCGGACAATCACACGCTGTTGTTCCTGATGAAAAAGCGCGCGGGCGAACATGCAGCTTTTGCATCAGAATATCAGAACAAGCCGATCAATGAGAATAATGGCTTCCAAAACCTTACCTTCTGGGTACGACGCAAGCCCAACCTGATCCATTTTGGCGCGATTGATCCTTCTCTGGGCAAAAAATCAAAAGGTCGCGATCCTTCGGCCATTCTGATTGCCGGTGTTGATCCTGTCACCAAGGAGCTGGATATTCTGGAAGCCCGCATCAGAAGACGCCTGCCCGATATCATCATATCAGACACCATCGCCTTGCAACGCGAATACCAATGTGTCCTGTGGTTCGTCGAGGCGGTGCAGTTTCAGGAGTTCCTGCGCACAACATTGATGGCGACAGCTGCCAGCCAGGGCGTTGCTTTGCCCGCCATCCCGGTCATTCCGTTTGCTGACAAGCACTTGAGAATTGAGCGATTGCAACCGCCCACGGCCAGCGGTCTTATCCGGTTCCATAAAGGCCAATCTACGCTTATTGACCAGTTGCAGCAATTCCCGGATGCCGATCATGATGACGGCCCGGACTGTCTCGAAATGCTGTGGGAAAATGCACTCAAATACAGCCGGGGCGGGGCTGCTGACATTGGCGGCATTCAAAGTGCCCCGTCCAACCTTGGCGGTGGTTTGAGCGATTACAGGCTAGGAGGTTAGCGCCATGGAAGAAGTATCAAATCAAGAGCGCAAGAACCTGAAGAAAGATGCCGGAAGGCTCATTGCCAGTGCCCGCAATGATGTCACCATCCCCCACTTCAATGATGTGTTTTTCAACACAGACCCGACCATATTATCGCGTGGCGGTGGCAAAGGTCTTGAAATCTATGAAGAGATCGAACGCGACACCGAAGCCTATGCATTGTTACAAAAGCGCAAATCCACTCTCATAGAGCGTGATTGGGAAGTCGTGGCCGGAGGCGACAGTGCCCGAGATCTCGAAGCGGCGGAATTTGTCACCCAGCAATTCAAACAAATCCCTTTTGAAAGAATGTGCGAGAACCTTCTGGATGCGACCTTGAAAGGCTATTCGATTATTGAGATCGTCTGGCAGCGGTTCGAGAACAGGATAATTCCAAAGAAAATCGTATCGCAAGAACAACGCCGCTTTGTGTTTGATGAACACTGGCAGCCGCGCCTTTTGACATGGACAAGCATGTTCAAGGGCGAAGAATTGCCCGCCCGCAAATTCATGGTTCATCGCTTTGGCGTTAAAGGCAATCGCCCCTACGGTCTGGGCATGGGCACCCGGCTGTTTTTCCCGGTTATGTTTAAACGCGAAGGTATAGCCTTCTGGTTGAAGTTTCTGGAGAAATTTGCCAGCCCCACTGTCGTCGGCAAAACACCGTATGGCACGTTAGAGGGCGATCAGCGCAAATTGTTAGACACTCTCCAGCGTTTTCATTCGGATGGTGCGATCACGGTTCCGCTGGACGTTGAAGTTGCTCTGCTGGAAGCCACACGAAGCGGATCAATGTCCGGTTTTGAATGGTGTAACTACTGGGATAAGCAGATGTCTATCTGTATTCTCGGTGAAACCCTGACCACGGATATTGGCTCTGTCGGCTCTTTGGCCGCCGCACAGGTTCATTCCGGCGTTCTCGACAAACTGGTTGATAGCGACAGTGATTTACTGTCAGACACGCTTTATGAACAACTCATCACGTGGATGATAGAATATAATTATCCCGGAGCCGCCGTGCCACGGGTTGTTCGTCGCCGCCCCAAAAATGAAAAAGCAGAAGCGGAAACCAACCAGGCCAAGGCCGAAGCCTCGCTATCGCACAATGAGGCACTTCAAGCCAAAATGGCATTCATCTCAATTATCAACAATGATGAAACCGCCACATCCATATTGATGGCATCCGGTCTGGTCGATGGGCTTGAACCTGAAGTGGTGGCAGAACTTGTCAATATCCGGTCTGAATTCAAAGCCCAGGCACCGGCTGCAATTGATATCCCGGCCCTGGACGACGACACCGCCGCCTTTGCAGCCTACAGGCTTAAAAAAAAACATTAGCATTTTCTGAAACAGACAATAAAGATGCCGTTGATGATCTGGCCAGTGAAGCTCTGATCGGCTCACAAGCCTATTTCAAATCCCGCATGGATGATTTGCGTATCGCCGTTGAGCAAGCCGCCAGTTATGACGATGCTGCAGCGTTCGCCATCATCAAGGGGGCTACGTGGGCCAGCGATGCCTTGGGCGATTACCTTGCCGATGGTTTGCTTCTGGCAGCCCTCATGGGTCGAGATGCGGTCTTTGGCGAAATGGCAGGTGGATCCGACACCGATCTTTTTGCCGATGACACCGCGTTCGGCCAGACCTTCAAAAAGCAGATTGAATTTCTTGAACAAAAGCAGGTCAAACCAACCAAACGCTGGACCGATGTCTTGCGTGGCGATCATGACCGCGCTTTTGTCGTCGCCGGGGCAACTGATCTCGACATGCTCAAGGACTTTCAAAATTCGCTGGTAAAATCACGCACAGACGGCACCTTGTTCAAAGATTTCCAAAAGGATTTTGACCGGATTGTCGAAAAATACGGCTGGGAGTTTAACGGTGACCGCACGTGGCGGGCACGTACAATCTTTGAAACCAACATGCGCACGTCGTATATGGCGGGTCGCCTGGCCCAGATGCGTGATCCCGACGTGGTCAAAGCCCGGCCCTTCTGGCAATACCGTCACGGGGTGACGCGTACACCCAAACGGCCCAGACCCGCTCATCTGGGCTGGCACGGCCTGACCTTGCCCTGGGATGATCCCACGTGGCAAACGATATTCGCGCCCAACGGCTGGAAATGTTCATGTGCAATCGTGACATTATCTGCCCGTGATATGGAACGCGAAGGCAGAAGCAGCCCGGACAAGCCGCCTGTTTTAGAAACTGAAAGATATTTCGACCGCTCGTCAGGTGAATTTGTCGATAAAGTCAAAGATATCGATTATGGTTTCGAGTACATGCCCGGTGATTTGTGGGAGCGTGGCCTTGTGCCATCTGAACTCATACGCGAAGCCGGTGTCATTTCGCGGACAACCGGTCTCATCGTCGAAATTGATAAACCGCGTGGCATTGCTGAATTGATAGAAGATGCTGTCGCCTTCAAATCGAAACCTTTGAAAAAGGACAAATCCGACAACACCTATATTGATGCCTTCCTGAAACCGTTTGGTGCGACGCGAACAAAGGCTGTCCGGTTTGTCGATAAATCCGGCACATCCATTCCCATTTCAGCTGAGCTATTCAAAGACCGCTCCGGCACGGTCAAGGTTAAAAAGCGTGGCCGGGAAATCTATACGGCAATGATCGCTGAAGCCATCCGCGATCCTGATGAAATCTGGCTGGGCGTGCGCGGTTTGAAATTGCCGGATAGTGAGGCTGTTGAATACATTATCGACCGCCGCTACATTCGCGTCGATCCCGATACCGGTATTATCATCGTGTTTCAGATGGGAGAAAACGGCTGGGAAGCTGTCACAGCCTTTCAACCCAATGCCAAGGGCAAGACAAGTTTCGGCGCGCTGGACGGGCGGCGCGGCGGCAAGCTGATCTATGAGAGAAAAAAATAAGCGGGTCGATATGCCCAACCCGCTTTTGTGCTGACTGCCAGGACCGGCAATGGTCATCGTCTCACACACGTTCAATATAATAGATAAGAGGTAAAAAAACAATGGCCGGATTGAGTTTGAAAGTAACGATCAAGGACAAGGATATTTCCCGCAAGCTGGATCGGGCGCTTGAAAAAATTGAAAACCCGGTAGCATTTTACAAAAACGTTGGCGAACATGTGATCAAAACCACTGTTGAGCGTATTGCCGATGAACAAACACCCGATGGTCAGGCATGGCAACGCCTGTCACCGGTCACGCTGGCCGCGCGCGCCAAACGCGGAACCGGTTCAACCATCTATCGTGAATATGGCGATTTCATCGGAACGATCAATTATGAAGCCAGCGATGATAATTTGATCTGGGGGTCGCCGGATGTGCGCGCCCGGATTTTCCAACTTGGCGGAAAAGCCGGGCGCGGTCAGTCTGTGACATTGCCAGCACGCGAATATCTTGGCCTGTCTCCACAGGATGAAACCATCATTCTGGAAATGGCAGAAGATCATGTGGGCCTGTAAAAAACTGTTTTTGACACCGGAAACATCAATTTAAAAAAATTGCGCGAGAAGGCAATTTTAGGGGGTCTCTGGTGTATGGGTAGCCTGAAGGTCGCTCACCCCCCGTTAACCCCCCGTTAGAATCGCATAGAAGCCTAATGCAGTGCCCCGACCTGCCTTGACTGTGCATTCATATCTTGAAATCGCAGCTGAATGCCTGCATCATGGGTTTTTCCAAAAATCAATAAATATGCAATTGAGCGGAACTCTTCCGGTCTCATAATGCTGGCCCGTGTGGTTGTGTGCATTCACAGAAATCAAACTGAGAAAGCATACAGACGGATGGCCAAGGAGAAGAAAAATGCTCGCATAGAAGTTTTTCGCGTTGGTACTTTCACGCCCATGGGCGGATCACCGCTGGCTTTTGCGGCGGCTGATCTGAAAGCCATTGCTGACGCATATGACCCTTTGACGTCGCCCGCCCCTATGGTGGTCGGTCATCCAAAAACAGATGATCCGGCATATGGCTGGGCAGAATGTTTTTCTTTCGATGAGGAAAGCGACATTCTTTCTGCTGATCTCACAGACATTGAACCCAGCTTCGCGGTAGCGGTTCAAAAAGGGCACTACAAGAAAGTGTCACTGTCGTTTTTCTCCCCCACATCGCCAAGCAATCCAAAGCCCGGATCGTACTACCCGAAACATATCGGTTTCTTAGGCGCTGTCCCGCCAGCGGTTGCCGGTCTCAAGCCGGTCTCGTTTGCTGACAGCAATGATGACGAAATCCTCACATTTGAAGGCGCGATTGATTTTGGCACCTTTGATGCTGAAAACGTCGGCAGCATCTTTCGCGGTATTCGCGATTGGCTGATTGAGGAAAAGGGTAAAGAAAAAGCCGACGAAATTATTCCCTCCTGGCGCATCGACTGGGTCAATGATCTCGAACTCAAGACAGATGATCCAGACAGTTTTGCTGCCCCACTTCAAAAATCGAAAAAGGATAAGTCCATGTCAGACAAGGACACCGCTGCTTTTGCTGCCCGTGATGAAAAATTGAAGGTGCGCGAAGCTGCACAAGACAAACGTGAGGTCGAAGCTGCCCACGCCGACAATGTTTCATTTGCGGAAGGTCTTGTTACAGCTGAAAAGCTTATTCCCGCCAATCAGGAGAAAGTTGTCGCCCTTCTGGATGCTGTCATTGCCACTGATGCACCTGTGTCTTTTGCGGGCACAGAAGAAAAAGTGCCCGTTGGCCAGGCCATCCGCGACCTTCTGACAAGCCAGCCGAAAGTCGTCTCCTTTGGTGACTTCGATATGGGTGATGACCCTGAAGCGGGCAATGTTGCCAGTTTTGCAACCCCAGAAGGTGCCCGCGTTGATAGTGGCGAAATGGCCCTTCATGCCAAAGCCATCAATTATCAGGCCGCACATCCCGGCACAGACTTCCTCACAGCCGTTCAAGCGGTTGGCGGATAATTAAAGGACACCAGCCATGTTTAAATCCACCGTTCCCATCCTCACATCCACCATCATTGCTGCAGCCCCTATTGCTGAAGATCAGCTTATCGGTTTTGACAACCAGCCAGCAGCTGCAGACGCGCCAGTTAAAGGTGTCGCCCACAATGATGCTGCAACCGGTGAAGCCGTCAGCATCCTGCATATTGGTTTGCGTGATCTTGTGGCGGCGGCGGCCATTTCGAGTGGTGATCTGGTGAAATCTGATGCCAACGGCAACCCGATCACTCACGGCGGTGTCGGCGCATCATTTGGCCGCGCTCTTGACGATGCCGCCCAGGGCGACCGTATCCAACTTCTTATCAACGTCACTTAGCCAGAAGGTTCTTATCTATGACCGGAAAAACAATGAACAGCGGACAAGCTCAAGTCATCAGCCCGATACTGACGACACAGGCGCGCGGTTATACCAATTCTGAATTTGTCGGGCTTAGCCTCCTGCCCTGGGCGGATATTCCAAATCGCTCCATGAAGGTTATCAACTTCGGCAAAGATGCCTTTCGCAAATACATGAAAACCCGACGTGCGCCGGGCGGTTCAATTCCGCGACTGAATTTTGGTTATGCATCCGATCCCGTCTCTCTTTATCAAGAAGCGCTTGCCGGGACGGTTCCGGTTGAGACAGCTGAAGATGCAAACCGGGTGCCGGGCATTGATGTGGCAGCCGTCGCGGTTCAAGGTGTCCAGGACATAATTGCGCTTGGCCGCGAAGCACAGATTGCAGCACAGGTTCTCGATCCTGCAAATTACAATGCCAACAACAAATTGGCACTGGCCGGTACTGATAAATGGACAGACCCGGCTTCCGATCCCTTGAGCGATGTTACGGCAGGGCGCGAAGCCATTCGCCGGATGATAGGCCGTTACCCCAATGTCATGGAGCTTTCAGCCACGGCACTAAACGCCTGTAAAAATCATCCAACCATTAAAGGGCAATTCAAATACACCAGTTCACAAAGCATCACCACTGACATGCTGGCCGGGTATTTTGAAGTTGCCGAAATAATCGTCGGTGCAGCGGTATACCTGCCCGATGGTGCAGACGATGATGCCCCCGGCCTGGACGTTTGGGGCAATGATGTTGTTCTGGCCTATGTACCCAAAGGCGGTCAATACCGTGTCCCGGCATTTGGCTACACATACCGCCTTTCCGGATATCCGATGGTTGAGCAGCCCTGGTATGACCCCGACACGCGCTCATGGGTCTACCCGACCTTTGAAGAGTTCCGGCCTTACCTCGTAGGCGCTGAGGGCGGGTTTCTCATTCAGGGCGCGGGAGGCTGAACAATGATTAATGTCACTCTTATCTCACCCGCGAAATTCGACGGCAAAATCCATAAAGCTGGATGGTCAGGCGAAGTGTCTGAAGGCATTTTCAACGACCTTGAACAGCTTGGCGCGATAGCATCGGATGGCGGTGCTGCCCAGCCCACGCCGGAATTGACACCTGAAGAACGCGCCGACGAAATCGCCAGCGCTGTGAAGGCAGCGGTTCTCCAAAACCCAGAGCGCAAAAATCAACCAACTGTTTCGTCGGTTGAAGACATGAGCGACTTGAAAGATATCAAGGCCGCTGAGATCAAAATCGCATTTGAAGTTTTGAGCAAAAAATAAACCAGAGAGGGCGGCGGTTGTTCGCCTTGGGTAAGAAGGTCTTGCCCCGCCGCCCATGGTTTTCAACGTCACAAAGTATTTGGCCGGCAAGTCACGGATATCTTGCCTGCCGCCCGCAGGTTTCACGCCAAAATGGCGTTAGAGGAAAGAGTGAATGGCTAAGTTTCTAACGGTTGATGAAATGGTGACGCGGGTGGGGCAACGCGAAATGCTCCAGATCGCTGGCCTTGGCCGTGAGCGAAGCGAAGATGGCCGCACACTTGATACTGAAAAGATTGAGACCGCCCTTTCCTTCGCTGATGATCTGGTTATCGCCAAATTGCGCGGGCGCTATAAAACCATTATCGACTTGACGCCCGCAACCACGCCCGATCTTCTCAAAGGTTATGTGGAAGATATAGCCCGCTATCGGTTGCGTTCACGCTCTGGCGATCAAAACCAGATCACAGAAGAAGTGCGGAAACGTTTTGAGGATGCCTGTGCATTCCTGAAAGAAGTCCAGGCGGGCAAATCCTCAATAGATATTGCTGGTGATCCCCGTGGAGACGAGACCCGATTTTTTGGCATCGGCGATGCCAACCCGCACAATAGAGCCGATGAAATCCTTGCGGGGTATAATCCGTGAGCGACGCCTCAATCAAACGCACCCGTGCCAAAACCATCATCGCTAAGGTCGAAGAAGGCCTGATTGCAATATTTGACGAAAATCTGCCCAAATGGGTGGACATTGCCGCCGTGCCGGAAAATCCATCCGACTTTGATTTTGCCAATCGCGATGGCGCACTGCTGGTCCATTATGCCGGTTCAAGATATGCCGAACCACAAGGCCAGTCGATCAATCAAAACCGGGTGATGACGTGGCAGCTGGTCTTAAAAACCCGGTCGTTCAATGGTGAATATGGCGCATATGCCGTTTTGGAAGACATCCGGCAGGCCGCCCAGGGTTTTTCTCTCGAAGGCGGCGGCCCTATCCGCATCATTCGCGATGATCTGGTCTCTGAAGCTGACGGTGTTTGGGAATGGCGCATTGTCATCGCCCTGCCGATTGCTGCCGTTGCCCGCCACACAAGACGCTCACAATTAAGCCCGGTTTTGGGCACTCAATCCGCAACCTGACGAGGACTGACCATGTCACGCAAGCCCCAGACCATGAACGATCAAGCCACAACGTCAAAATCGGACGCTGTTGCAGATGCCAAAAAACAAGTGCCTGCTCCCGCCGCTGCCGAAAATGTTGAGAAGGTGAAAAAACACAAGCCTTCTCCAATGAGCCCGGCGCACAAAGATGTGCTCGAAGGGCTGGAAGGCAACTACCGCTATTCCGGCCCGACACTGACATTCGAGTGTCGCGCAGGCAAAACCCACATGCTGATTAAAGGCAGGGATTACATCATATCCGACCTGCCCCACCACGAAGCTATTGCAAACGTCATTTTGCGCCGCCTGCTGGTGAAATCTGACGCCAAAAAGGAGGCTTAACCCATGCCTGATTTTCATCACGGCCCCGAAGTTCTTTTCCAGTCAACCCCCGCCGTTGTACGCGAGGTTCGATCCGCCGTTACATTTTTGAACGGAACCGCGCCAATTGGCGACGTTCACGCCACCCCGGCTGAACGTGCTGATTATATAAATCAGTTGATTATTGTGAACAGCCGCACCGATGCCGCCCAGTTCGGGCCTGATAAAGCCGGTTATAATATTCCCGCAGCCCTTGATGCGATCTTTGATGAAAGCCCAGGTGGCACGATCATTGTCAACAATGTGTTTGATCCCGATGTCCATCAAAATGCCGGTACTGAAGATCCCGCATTGGTCACAACTGCTGAACTGACCGGGGGTGTCGATGCCAGTGGTCAGCGTTCCGGTCTGGAAAAAGCCCGCGAATGCTACCAGCGGTTTGGTTTCTTTCCCAAAATGTATCTGTCCGACAGATCGTCACTTCCAGCGGTTCGATCCGCCATGTCGACGATTGCGCAAACCCTCAAAGGTCATTCGATTGTTGATATGCCGGTTGGCCTTTCAACCCAACAGGCGATTGAAGCGCGTGGCCCATCTGGATCAGTCGATTTTAATACAGCCGATAATCGCACCATCATTTGCTACCCGCACATTGAGGTGGAAGACAAGGTAAATGGTGGAACCAAACTTGATCCGCTGTCAACGGCTCTGTGTGGCGCGCTCATCAATCAGGATTTGACCAAGGGTGGTCCCAACCATTCACCGTCAAACATTGAAATCAATCGCGCCCTGGGCATGGAATTGCCGATTGTCTGGGAGCCGGGCGATATTCAAAGTGACACCAACCTGTTGAATGATGCTGGCATTGTCACCCTTCGCCGGGGCTTTGCTACCGGCATCAACACATGGGGCAATCGCTCCGCTTCCCACCCGACGTCAACCGCACAGGAAAACTTCATTCATGTGCAACGCATTCTGGATGCAACCCACGAAGCCATTATCTTCTTCATGGTGCAATATACCGACCGGCTGGGAACGCCTGAGAATATTGAAGCGGTTGAAGAAGCCATCAATGCATTCCTGCGATCCAAAATCGGTCGCGGCGAACAATCTTGGTTCTATGACGCCCGGTTCTCGTTTCCCAGTGACCTTAATACGGCACAGGAAATTTCCAATGGACAGTTTACTTACAAGCTGACATCCGCGCCAGTGAGCGTCATGGAACGACTGACGACAATCTCGTCCATTGATATCAACCTCATCAACAACGTATTGCAGCTTGCCGCTTAGGAGGTTAAAAAAATGCCTGTACAAACTGGAAGTACCACAAACGCTGATATTCTGATCAACGGCGTCGACCTTGCCGGTCGCGTGATGGAATTGGACCTCGGCGATTTTGGCTATGAAGAAGTCGAACACACCACGCTGGGGATGATTGGTATCATCAAACTGCCAAGTCGTGCGGTTTCTGCGATTGAGGGAACGATCAAGTTTGAATATCTTGATCCGGAACTTAAACGCCAGCTGCAAAACCCCACCATTACCCACAAGCTGCAGCTGCATCAATATGTCGATGTAAGCGGCCCAGATGGGTTGGACGTTAACGCCTCACACGTACTGGTCCAGCATGTCGGTTTTCGGGTTCTGGCAACAAAAAAAGGCACGTCTAAACTGGGTGAAGCTGTCGAGATGGAACAGAGTATTTCCATTCTCTCATTTACTGAAAAGGTCTACGGCGAAGAAACCCCGATCCTTGAATACGATGTGTTCAATCGCATCCACAAGGTCAATGGGGAAGACGTCTGGCCGACATAAAGGGGACCGCTCATGAACAATCCCATCATGAAATATTTTGAGTTTTCTCATCTGCCGGAACGGTTGCAAAAAATCAGCAAACCTTTCCACGCGCTTGCTGAAAATTTGAACAACAACATTCCGGATGGCCCGGAAAAATCAGCCGGGTTGCGCAAGCTTCTGGAAGCCAAGGACTGCATGGTCCGCGCGCAACTCTAATCAAAACCGTCGGAGAAAAAGGATACGACAATGACCAAAGAAACCAAGACCCCAACCGTGGATACAGATGTCAATGTTACGGGCTTTCTTGCCCGCCTACGGGCATTTAAAAAATCCAATGAACGCGATGTGACCGTAACCCTGCCGGAGTGTGGTGAAACGGTGACCTACCCCGGATTTGTCAGCCACGCAACGATCATGAAGGTTTTCAAAAAATCGGGCGGTCAAAAGGGCACAGCCAAAATGGCCTCAGTGGCGATTGCAACCTTATGTCGTTTTGGTCCCGAAGGTGAACAGATTTCCCATACGGATGTGGCCGAACTTCTGCCAAACCGTGACGTAACCTTCCTGTCAGGCAAATGCCTGGGCGTTGAGGATGATGATGACGATGGAGACGACGACGAGGGAAACGCACTCAGCGGCTAAGCACCCCGCTGGACCACGTGTTTATGATCGCAAAAGGCTGGTCGCATCAGGAACTGGGGCAAATGGAAGAAGGTGAATTCCTGTTCTGGCTAGACCAGCAAAACGAAATGGAGCGTCTGAAGAACGAAGCGTTAGAGGAATAAGATTAAATGGCTAACGTTTTTGAAATGATGTTCAAGGTGGTTGATAAAGCCACCGGTCCCATCCGCAAAATCATGAAAGCGACAGCAGGCCTGCGCACCGGCCTGGGGAAAGTCGGCAAGGCCGCCGGAAAAGTTGTGGCTGTCGGCGCGGCTGCTGGCTTTTTATCCCTCTCGACGGGGTTAGCTGCCAGTACATCTAAGGCCATCGCTTTTGAAAGTGCGATGGCCGATGTCAATAAGGTTGTGGATTTTGCCAGCCCGCAAGGCTTCAAGGACATGGGGCGTGACATCATTGACCTGTCACGCAAAATCCCGCTTGCCGCGTCCGCCATATCCGAAATTGTGGCGGCTGCTGCACAATCCAATGTGGCAAAGGCTGACCTGCTGAAATTTGCCGAAGGCGCGGCCAAGGTTAGCGTAGCTTTTGATATGGCGGCGGGGTCGGTAGGTGAAAATCTTGCCAAAATCAAAACCAATTTAAGCCTGACAGTTGATGAGACCTTCGCCTTTGCTGATACACTCAATTTCCTGTCAAACAATCAGGCAGCTACAGCAGCACAATTGCTGGTATTTTCTCGAAACACGGTCTCACTTGGTACGGCCAACGGTTTCACCGCCAATCAGGTGGCAGCATTGGGAGCCGCCATGATCGGCACCGGTGCTGAGGCTGACGTCGCCAAAACCTCGTTCAATAATATGGTACGTGCGCTCACCAAAGGTGAAGCGGCCACAAAGGCCAATCGCATCGCCTTTAAACGACTGGGGATGGATGCAACGACCGTCTCAAAAACCATGCAGACCGACGCCATCGGCACCTTGCAGAAGGTCTTTGGGAAGATCAGGCAACTGCCCAAAGAAGTCCAGGCGGCAACCATATCACAATTATTCGGCAATGAAGCCCGCGCCCTGATGCCGCTGATCAACAACGTCGACGTACTCGACAGTGCCCTGAAAAACATTGCCGATCCCAGCAAGTTCGTCGGCAAATCTGTCGAAGGCGAGTTCAAGGCGCGGGCTGCAACAACCGAAAATAATATGGGGTTGATGAAAAACAATATTGATGCCCTGGCCGTGGCCGTGGGCAGCCGCCTGCTTCCGGCAATCAATGATGGTCTCAAGGCCGTCAATGATTTCCTGTCGACATTGGGCGATGGAACCTCATCAATTGAAAAAGCGTTGGCCAGTGTTACAAAATTCTACAAGGATTTTACAACCGGCTTTGGTTCATCATTTGATGGTATCCGGGAAAAGTTTTCCGGTGTTACCGAAGCTTTTTCCAGACTGGGCGATACCATGGGTAAAATATTCGGTCGCATTACCGGAAAATCAGAGACCTTTGGTTCCACGCTTGGCAAGTTGCTCGGCGGTGCATTTGAAGCATTGTTGACTGTGATAGAAGCCGTCGTCGTCACGCTTAATTGGTTTTTAACAGGGATGCTGGACATCGTCGATGCCGTTTCCAATTTCATTGAATTAATCAGCAACGGCCTTGCGAATATCGATTTGTCAGCACTGAAGCCTGATTTTAGCAGCTGGGAACTGCCCAACCTCAAGTTCTGGGAGAGTGATACCAAAAAGGCGACAAAGAGCGTCAAGGATTTGAACAAGGCCACCAAGGCCGTATCGAGCTTCAAGGTCAATGATCCTGATGCCATCGCTAAAGCAGCCCGACAGACAAAACAGATTGAAGCTAGTCAAAAACGGATCATAAAACAGGCCACAGCTGTCATGTCAGCTGTCAAATCCATGGTTTTTCAATCTCAAAAGGCCTTGTCTTCAGTCGACTGGTCGCGCCATGGCAGGCGCATGATGGACACTTTGGCCGCTGGTATGAAGGCGCGGGCCTTTGTTGTTGTCGATCAGATCAAGGCGACGATGAAAGATGTTAGAAATTATCTGCCGTCATCGCCCGCCAAGGTCGGTCCGCTGTCAGATATTCATAAACTCAAATTTGCTGAAACAATCGCCAAGTCGATCAAAGCAGGCCCGATGGTCAAGGCCATGCGGGCGGCGACATTGGCGACACGGGCAGCCGCCAACGATAATCAATTTGGTGCTTTGTCACAGTCCGGATTTACCAGAGGTTCAGTCACCCAATCCAACATTCAATCCCAAGCCCGAAGGTCTGCTTCTAACGGTACGCGTGGAACAACAATTCATTATGCTCCCAACATCACCATAGAAGGTGGTGCCCCGGATGCTGAGAAGCGTTTTAAAGAACTGTTGAAAGAACATTCCCGCGAGATCAAGAAAGTGGTTGATGACGAAAACAATCGCGTGGCCAGGAGGTCTTACGGATGAGATTGCTTCTTGGTTCAATCAGGCTTGGCACTGATACGGCCATAACCGGCCCGACCAGCGCGTCAACGTCACAAGCCACATCAATTGCCATCTATGCGGTCAATCGTGGCAAGCCGATCCCCCACGTGGTTGGTGATGAGCTGATCACGAAAGAGTTTTCGTTTTTCTTCAATGAAACCTTCTGCAACGTTGCCACAAATCTGGCCCGGCTTGAGATAGCATTTGCCACCAAATCACCGCTGGCGCTGGTCATTGGCAACGGGCTGGATTTTCGCGGGCTTCGATACATTGTCACCGCTCTCGACATAGAGGTTTTAAAAACCGATCGGTCAGGCAATCCGGTCAGTGTCGGAGGCAATATTTCCTTGCTTGAAGATCCATTGCAGGGTGGCCTTGGTCGCCAGCTTGACATTATCGCCCGCACCCGTGCCATTGCACGCGGTGGCATTGCGTCGCTCAATGCAATAGTGAGGCGATAATCATGGTGAGGTTAACCGGAGAATATTTCGAAGTAGTAGCGCGACCCGGTGAACGCTGGGATTTGCTGGCCTATGATTTCCTTGGTGATGTACGTCTGCAAAGCCTGATTATTCAGGCCAATTTTGAACCCTATATTGATAACCTGGGCGTGCCGCCGCTGATCATTGAAGTTGGAACGGTGCTACGAATTCCGGTGATTGAAGACGATGGCATTGATGAAAATGATCTACCGCCCTGGAAGCGCAATGATCCGGATTATGAGATATGATTGATTTTCGTAAATTTGGCGGCGGTGCGGCCCGGTTGATTTATCGTGGGATTGATATTTCATCCGAACTGACACCCATGACCACATCCATCAATTACACCGATAACTGGCACGGTGAAGCCGACGAAATTGACGTCACCGTGCAGGACAAGGACGGGCGCTGGAAACGCTCCTGGCATCCACAACACGGCGATACAATGCAGTTGTTTCTGTCAGATGATGGTTTTCGGTTTGTCGATTGTGGCACATTTGAGCTTGATGAACCCAATGCCAAAGGCGGTCGTGGCGGGGATTATATGACCATGCGCGGGTTAGCCGCCCCCATCACAAAAGCCTTGCGCACCCAGCAAACCTTTGCTTACGAAAACAAGAAACTTGATGCCGTCGTAAAAGAAACCGTCGCCCGCACCGGGTTGACAATTGAAGGTAAAATAGACCCGCTGTTCTTCAAGCGCATCACTCAGCGGCGAGAGTTTGATCTGGAATTTCTCAAGCGCCTGGCAGAAGACACCGGGCATTATTTTTCTGTCAGAGGTAATCGGGCAATCTTCACAAACTACAATTCAATTGATGGCCGAAAACCCACCCTGATCATCCATATGGAAGATAAAACCCGCGATCAGGGACCGTTAGAAGATTACGATTTGAAGTTCCAGTCGAAAGATACCAATTCCAGGGCAAGCGTCAAATATTCCGATCCCGATACCAAGAAGATCATCAACCATGAAGAGGCTGACAGCCGCATCAAAACCGGTGACGAGTTGAAAATCCGTGGGGAACGGGTGGAAAGCAAAGCCAATGCCGAAGCCCTGGTCAAGGCGCGGTTGCACATGGGCAATCGCAATTACAAGGTTGCCTCATTCACGATGAAGGGCAATTTAAAAGCTCTGGCAGGCAACACAATCGGGGCTGTGGGGTTTGGGGTTTATGACGATACATATGTTATCAATACCAGCGCGCATTCGATATCCCGAGGTGGTCATACTGTAAATGTGGAGTGTTCCGTTGCGGGCAAATAACGAACCAAAGGATGGAAAAATGGAAATTATAGAACCCTCTGACGTTGATTTGGATGCAGCCCCCGAAACTGTCCAGAAGTATATTGATGAACTGGTCGCCGACATAGAGCGTCTTAAAGGCATAGTAGGCGAGCTGGAATGGGCGGCGGAACAAGAGGCCGAACGCCATCTTGATTATGTGCACGGGACGGAAACCTGATCATGCGCGCGAAAGGCGAATATCAGAACAATCCCGTCGCGAAAAAAATGATCGTGACCGAACGCGACCCTAAAAAGATGCGGGTGCGGGCAAAGATTGAAGATGAAGACGGTATTGAGACTTATTGGCTTGATATCCTGTCGTCATCATCATCTTCGACCAAATCATTCAATATGCCCGATGAGGGCGATGAAGTCTGGGCGATGGTCGATGCCAAGGGCGAAGAAGGTTTTGTCGTCGGATCGCGCTATAATGATGTTGATACACCGCCCAATGATACAAATGATGACTGGTCATTTTCCGGACCCTGGGGAAGCATCCACATCAGCAAGGCAACCGGTGAACTAACGGTGACGCTGTCAAAAGCCACGCTCAATATTGATGTGATTAACGTGGCAGGCCAGCGGATCGATCACAATGGCCGCAATATTGGCCATGACCATACCCACAGCGGTATTGTTTCCGGACCCTCTAACACCGGCACACCCAATCCATAGAGCTTCAGTACCGCCAGAAACGACGATACCGGCCATCCTCGACGAAAATGGCGGTGCGGGATCTGGAACACCTCGATTTGTGACGGTTCTGACGGGTTGATTATAACGCATTCGCGCGGAACTCTTCCGGTCACATAAGTCTCTCGCGCGCGCGATAATCGCCGAATGTTAGACCGTTATCAAATCCCCTATGCGCACTGGTCCGTCAAGGTTGGCCGTCGCGATCCCGAAACCGGCATTGCGGATGCTGTTCATGGGGAAATAGTGACCGCACTGGATGACGTGCATCAGGCCATTGCCAATCTGATACTGACACCAAAGCGCTCGGTGCCGGGCAATCCGGAAAAAGGCTGTGATCTGACACCTTACATAGACCGTCATGAAGCCGAAGCCATTCCCAACATCACCCGCGAAATCTGGGATGCGCTGGCGATCTGGGAGCAACGCGCCATCATCGACAGCGTCTCTATCGTCCAGGTCGCCTTCGCCCATTTTGTCGCCCGCATCAGCTGGCGGCCAATCCAAAGCGTTCTCGATGATGTGCAGATAACGGAGGTGAACCTTGTCTAACCTCCGCACTCTGGAAGATTTGCGTGGCAGTGAGCCGCCGCAGTTTTTTGATACCGATCAGGTTGCCATCAAGGCAAGGCTGGTTGCGAAGTTCGAGGCCGACACAGACAAGACGCTGTTTGAAGGCCAGCCCGAAATGTTCATGATCGAGACAATGGCCTATGCGCTTTCTATCCGCTCTGAAGGCGAACAAAATGCGGTGTTGCAAAATACCATAGCCTGGTCGCAAGGCCGCCACGTGGAAGATTTGGCCACCAACGTCTCGATCTATCGCCTGTTGCCGCAATCAGCCGTCACCACTTTAAAATTTACCCTTGAAAACGCCGCTGGCACAGATACCAACATTGCAGCCGGGGTGCGCATGTCAGGTGCCGGGCAGACCTTTGCGCTTGATGGGGATGTGATCATTGAAGCTGGAGCGCTGGAAGCCAGCGGTTTGGCACGTGCGGTTGAGGCCGGGGCGCTGGCAAATGACCTGCAGCCCTTTGTCATCAATGTGCCGGTTGATGTTTTGCCAAGCGGTGTCACCGGCTATAATACGACGGTTACTTCTGCCGGTTCTGACATTGAAGATATCGAACGCTTTCGTGGCCGCGCCGCTAACGGTAATTTCCGCATCACCAAAGCAGGCACCCGTAACGGTTATCGCGAACGCGTTAAAGGTGTAAATCCGGAAATCACTGATGTGGGCGTTGTTCGCCCCCAGCCCGGCTATATCGATATTTATCCATTGATGACAACCGGCCTGCCCAGTGCAGAGATCAAATCACTGGTACTGGCCGTTCTTGATCCCGAAGACGATGTGCCCATGGGTGATTTTGTCACAATCAAAGACCCGATCCCGGTGACCTTTGATTTTACCGTCATTGTCCGTATTGATGCAGCTGACACAGCTGTGGAAGCCACCACCCAGGCAAAAGTCGAGACAATATTTAAAAGCTGGTCAACAACCATGGGTGTCCGGGTATCACCATCTGTGATTATCAGTGAAATTCGCACCCTTGCCGGGGTCATTGACGTTGAAGTTACCGGCCTTGATTATACCGATCTGGACGCGACAGAATTTGCAGTATTGGGCGTGCTTACCCTTGACGTGCAGGTGACCCCTGATGTCTGATCCGTTCATTCCTTCAAACATTATCCCACCGGGGATCAATGACGAACGAAGCCGGGCGTTCATACAGGCTTTTTCTGACGAGCTTGAAGCCGTCGACCTAAACCGCCTGTTGGTTCAAAATGCTCTAACGGTTGATGAGCGCCTTTTACCGGCAATGGCCGTTGCCCGTGCCATGACAGATTTTATTGTGCCCAACATGCGTGTTGATCTGGTTCGA